TCTTACGTTTCCGCGCCATCGCACGCCCCTCAGGCTGCTTTGCGGGTCTTTGGGGAGAATTTCTGAAGTTGCTTGAGCAGGTCGAGGCGCTGCTCGATTACCGGCAGCGGCCCGAACATGTCGAGCCGGGCTTGAGGCGCGAGCAGCGCCAGCCAGCGCAGGGCTAGTTCGGTAGACGGGGTGCGGCGGCCCATCTCAATCGCGGTCATGTGCAGGCGGGTGATCCCCAGCCTCTTGGCGAAGTCCACCTGCATCATGTGCGGGTATTTCATCCGCCGCACGCGGATCAGCTCTAGGAGCGGAGGCCTACGCGGCGGGCGTTTGTGCGACTTAGGCATAGGGGCAACATGCCGCGCCGCCGGATCTTTCGTCAAGACTATATCTGCGCCATCCACAAATAACGCAGAGTATGCATGGCCGTGGGCCAACTTGTATACCTACAGACAAGAGGTAAAACGTCTAACAGATAGGTGTTAAACGTCTAACATCTTGTTAAACGTCTAACAGATGGTGCGAATACTTGTGGAAGAAAGTCGTGTTAAACGTTGACGGCCAGATGGCGGGGGGACAACCTTAGGTCTTTGCATGAGGGACCAGATGAGCGATAATCAGCCAGCGGCCGGGGTCCCTTACCAGTCGGTCGCTGCGCCGCTCCCGGAACCAGTACCCCCTACTGCCGCTACCGGGGGCGGCGGCCTGCTCGTCATGATCGAGCGGCTCGCCACCAATCCGCAGCTCAACATCGAAGTGTTCGACCGGCTGCTTCAAGCGCGGCGACAGGAAGAGGACCGCGCCGCCGAGCGCGCCTTCAACCTCGCGATGAGCGTCGCCAAGGGCGAACTGCAGCCGGTCCTCAAGACGCGCGACGTCGACTACCCATCGAAGAAGGAAGGCGGCGGACGCACCAAGTACAAGTACGAGAGCTTTGCCGACGTCGCCAAGGTCGTCGACCCGGTGTTCGCCGCGCACGGCCTCGCCTACCGCTTCGCCGTCGAGCAGCAGGGCGAGATGGCCAAGGTCACCTGCATCGTCAGCCATTCCGACGGCTACAGCGACCGCGTCAGGCTTGAGAGCAAGGTCGACCCCGGCGCCACCGGCATGTCGTGGGTGCAGGCGTTGGGAACGGTCCTGACCTACCTGCAGAGGTATAGTTTGCGCGCCGCGATTGGCCTCGCCGCTGGGATCGACGACGACGGGCGCACGGGCGGGGCATCGCCCAAGATCAGCATCGAGCAGGCCAACGAGCTGCAGAAGCTCATCGATGATACCGGCCGCAGCCAAGCCACGCTGCTCAAGCTCGTCGGCGTCGAGAGCGTGATCGACATGAACGTCGATCAGTACACGCGGGCGAAGCAGGTCCTCGACCTCGCCAAGGCCGAGCAGAAGGCGCGCAAACATGCTCCAGGGCAGTGATGAGTGGCGGCAAACGCGCTGCGGTTCGATAGGCGCGTCCGACGCACCGCGCGTCATGCGCCGCATCAAGTCGGGCGGCTACAGCGCGGATCGCGACAGCCTGATGGCGGAAAAGGTGCTTGAGCGCCTGACCAACACGCCGTTCGAGAAGTTCAAGAGCGCCGCCATGCTGAGGGGGATCGAGCGCGAGCCTGAAGCGCGCCTGCTCTACCAGATGGTGCGCGGCGTCGAGATCGAGCAGGTGGGCCTCTGCCCGCACCCATTCGTCAAGGGCTCGCACGCCTCGCCCGATGGGTTCGTCTTGCAGCCGGGCGGGACCGCGTTGGCGGGCCTGATCGAGATCAAATGCCCAGAGCCCGCAGCCCACCTCGACACGCTGCTCACCGAGACGATCAGCAACGACTACACCGTCCAGATGCAGTGGCAGATGGCCTGCGCCGCCATGCCCTGGTGCGACTACGTCTCGTTCAATCCCGACTTCCCGCCCGCGATGCAGCTCTGGCGCAAGCGCGTCCATCGCGACGCCGCGCTCATCGCCGACCTGGAGCGCGAGATCGGGACCTTCATCAGGGAGCTGGAGGCGAAGGTCGACAAGCTCTCGCGCCGCTACGCGATGGCTGCATGAGCATGATGGCCTTTGTCTGGAACGGCGAAGCGATGGTGCCGATGCGGCCCAAGGCCGCCGATAAGGCGTACGTGATCGGCCGCCGCTACTGGCTCGACGAAGTCTCCGAGCGGAGTTGGGCGTCGCACGCGCAGCAGTTCGCCTGGATCGGCGAGGCGCACAACAACCTGCCCGACCCTCTCGCCGAGACGTTCCCGACGTCGGAGCATCTGCGCAAGGCGGCGCTGATCGCCACCGGCTGGCATCGAGAGGCGATCATCGACTGCGGGAGCCGGGCGGCGGCGGCGCGCGTGGCCGCCTACGCGCGCAACGAGGATGAGTTCGCCCGGGTCGTCGTGCGCGGCTCGACGGTCGTCGTGCAGAAGGCGCGCAGCCAGCGCATGCATGGCCACGACCGGATGCTTAAGGGCGAGTTCGAGAAATCCAAGGCCGACATCCTGGGCTGGATCTCGAACCTGATCGGCGTCACGCCTGAGCAGCTCAGGGGGGCGGCGTGATGGAGGAGAACTACACCGAGAGGCTGCGGCGCCGCGTTCAGGAGTTTCTCGACAGCGGTTGTCAGTTTGGTCAAAGCGGGCATGAGATCAGCGAATGGCTCGCGGTTTACCCAGTCAAAGTCCGCGAGGCGATCTTTCTGATCCTCGACGGGCATCATGCTCAGGATCATCGGGCGCACCTTAAAGGCGCGGAGACAGCGCGAGCGCGGCGCAAGGGGGCGCCATGAGGACGCTCAGTTGGTTCTCCTGCGGCGCTGCATCAGCCGTCGCCACCAAGCTCATGGTCGAGGCCGAGCCCGTCTATTGCGAGACGGGGGCCGAGCATCCCGACAACGAGCGTTTTCTCGCCGACTGCGAGCAATGGTTCGGCCGCAAGGTGACGCGGCTCAAGTCCGACAAGTACGTCGACACCTGGGACGTGTGGACGAAGCGGCGTTACCTCGCTGGCGTCGAAGGCGCGCTCTGCACAGTGGAGCTGAAGGCCGCGCCCCGGCTGGCGTTTCAGAGGCCCGACGACATCCATGTGCTGGGCTACACGGCTGACCTCGCGGACCTGAACCGGGCGAAGCGATTGTGCGCGACCTACCCTGAGATGAGGATCGTCACGCCGTTGATCGAGCGCGGGCTGCTCAAGGCCCATTGTCTCGACATCATCGAGCGCGCCGGGGTCGCCTTGCCGCCGCTGTACGCGATGGGCTTCCGCAACAACAACTGCATCCCGTGCGTGAAGGCGCAGAGCGCCGCCTATTGGGCGCTGGTGCGCCGCGAGTTCCCGGCCGAGTTCGCCCGCATGGCGCGACTGTCGCGCGAGCTTGGGGTCAGGCTCTGCAAGATCGGCGACAACGACGGCGGGCGCGAGCGCGTGTTCATCGATGAGATCCCGCTCGCCCAGCCGGTGAGCGATCCGATCCAGCCGTCCTGCGATTTTCTCTGTCACCTCGCCGAGCAGGATTTGGCATGATCCGTATCTCGTTCTCGGCCGCCAGCCAGCGCGCCATCGAGCGCCGCGCGACCGACATGACCGGCCGCAGGTGGTGCGAGCAGTGCGGCGCCGAATGCCCGACGCGGGCCGACTACGAGATCGACCATTGCGTCCCCGAAGGCGTGCAGCCCGGCAACGACAACCGGCCCGCGCTATCCGCCGACGACGGCAAGTTGCTGTGCCTCAAGTGCCACGACAAAAAGACGCGGCGCGACGTGTTCGAGATCGCCAAGATGAAGCGGCTCAAGAAGGAACACCGCGTCGTCGGCCGAGGACCGACCGAGCTGGCCCGGCGCTACGGCATCAAGCAGGAGTTCGACTGATGTTGCGGATCGCGCTCGCCCTGGCTCTCCTGGCGTCGACGCCGGTCGAGGCGCACTGCTATTCGCGCTGGTACTACCCCTGGCCGCAGCAATGTCGTTTTTTGGCTCCTCCCAGTAGGGCGCAAAAAACGACATTGGTTGCAAAGCCCGCCATCGCCCTGCCGGGCCTCGCCCAGGCCGATCTCGACGGCGGCGGGGCGGATGAGCCCACCCGCGCCCGATTGCTGCTACGGGCCGCCCTGGAGGCCGCCAATGGCCAATAAGCACAACGGGCCCCTGATGGAGGATTACGTCCGCGCGCTCAAGGCGGCCAAGCGGATGGGGGCGAAGGTGGTGCGGGTGGAGATCGGCGACGGGGCTATTGCGATCCTATTGGACGATGCTTATCTGGAGAAGTTGGCACCGGGCCAACCTCCCGCACCGGATTTACCGCCTGCGGGAAAGCCCAAATTGCACTGGTAAGGGAAAAATTATGCCGAGACGTAGAGAGAAGGGGCTTTGCTCCGAGCTGAACAGGCACGGCGTTCGTGTCTGGTACTACCGCGAGGGCCAGGGCCCGCGCACCCGCATTCGCGGCGACTTTGGCTCGCCGGAGTTCAACGCCGCGCTGAAGGCCGCCAGGGGCGGCGCAGCCGCGCCGGTCGGCAAGACGATGCTGTCGCACACCGATCCGAACTCCTTCGGCTGGCTGGTCGATGAGTTCCTCAAATCGCCCGCCCACCTGCAGAA